CAACTCTAGCAGATGGTAGTATTGCAAACTTAGAAAATTTTGGTTATAACTTCATTAAAAAGTATGTAGGACTAACAGGTTCTTATTTTACAAAACCAAACACTTGTATCGCTTTAACAAGTGATTATACTTATGTTTATAATAATAGAGTAATTGACAAAGCAATTAGAAGTTTAAGAGCTGCATTACTACCTAGTTTAGCTAGTCCATTAGTAGTAAATGCAAATGGTACTTTAGCCGAAGATACAATAGGATTCTTTAATTCTATTTGTGATAGAAGTTTAGAAGTGATGCAAAGAGATTTTGAATTATCTGCTTTTAGCGTTGTAATAGACCCTGCACAAGATGTATTAACTGATAATGAATTAACAATAGCTGTAAAATTAGTACCAGTAGGTGTAGCGGATACAATTACTGTAAACATTGGTTTTGCATTAACAATTTAAAAAATATTAAGACATGGCATATCCAATACCGCCGTTAATTAACGGCAAATCATACGAGTGGGCAGATATAATTGTAAACGTTTTAGGTTTACCAATTGTAGGGATCACTAATATTGAATACGAAGAAAAGCAAGGCATGGAAAATATTTACGGGGCTGGACGTTTTCCAGTATCTCGTGGATATGGTAAAATTGAACCTACTGCTAAGATGACTATTTTAATGGAGGAATTAGAGAATATACAAAGTGTAGCACCATTAGGTCGCATACAAGATATTCCTGAATTTGACATAGTAGTTATGTATGTGGATGCTGCATTAGTTACTCGTAAACACGTTTTAAAGAACGTTCGTTTTATGAATAACAAAAGAGCATCTTCAAGCGGAGATACTTCAATTCCAGTAGAATTAGAATTAATTATTTCACACATTCAATACTTATAATTTATTTTTTTGTATATTTGCATAACCTTAAAAAAAAGTTATGAAAACACAAGATGAATTAAAATTAGAATTTGAAAAACTAAAACAAATACATGGTAAAGTAAGAGAAATGGTTGTTTATTTAGACACAGATGATGAAGATAAAACAGCAACTATTTTTCTTAAAAAACCAGACAAAAGCACACGTTCTTTAGTAGGTAAATTAGTATCTCAAGATAAGTTTGACAGAGCTGTTGTAGCTTGTTTAAACGCTTTATATATCGGTGGAGATGAATTAAAATTAGTTACTGAAAATGATGATGCTATTGAAAGCGCAGGATTAGGAGTAGTGGAATTATTAAAAGTCCAACAAGCAGTTTTAAAAAAAAATTAGAATTTTATAAGAAAGAAATAGAAGCGGATGAGATAGCTAGAAACAATGCTCTTATCCGCTTTTTTTATAGAGAAAATCCAGAAAGTTTAACAGATAGCCAATGGGCTAAAAGAGTTGCAGAAATGGATTATTGTTTGAAATATAACGGAACGAGAATAGACAAAAAAGATGGCGAGTAACAACCTAGAATATACACTTAGACTAAAGGATTTATTTAGCAAAACTATGCAGGGCGCTGCTAATCAGGTAAAAGGATTAGATAGCAAAATGAGTGGTTTAAAAAACTCAATGAGTGGTTTAGGTGCTATGGTTGCAGGTGCTTTTTCTGTTGGGGCTGTTGTATCATTTGGTAAGGCTGTTATTGATAGTTTAAAAAATTACGAGTACTTTCATGCAAGTTTAAAAACACTATTAAAAGGTAATGAAAATGCAGCTAAAGCATTAGAAAGTCAATTAGTAAATTTAGCAAAAACAACACCTTTTCAATTAACTGAGGTTCAAGATGCCACTAAGCAATTAATGGCTTATGGTTTTAAGGCAGGGGATGTTGTAGATACTATGAAAACATTAGGAGATGTTTCTGCTGGTATTGGCGCACCATTAGGAGATATAGCCTATTTATACGGTACTTTAAAAACCTCTGGACGTGTTACATTAATGGATTTAAGACAGTTTGCAGGTCGTGGTATTCCAATTTATGAAACATTAGCTAAACGTTTAAATACTACTACTAATGGCATCAATAAAATGGTTCATGATGGTAAATTAGGATTTAAAGATATTGAAGGAGCTTTTAAGGATATGACTAAAGAGGGCGGTCAATTTTTTAACTTAATGGCGGACCAATCTAAAACGGTTGGAGGACAATTATCGAATATGGGCGACGCTTGGGAACAAATAAAAGTTAGCATAGGACGTTCACAAAAAGGTATTATATCTGGTACTGTTTCATTTTTTGGCGAAATGTTATCAGAAGTTAGTAATTATTTATCAAATGTAGTTAGGCTTGAAGAACAGTTTAAAAAGACAGGAACTAAAGGAGAATCATTTACAGAAACATTAATGGCTCGTGTTACTGGTCGAATGACTGGAACAGAAAAATATGATTTTTTACAACAAAAGATAGTTAATAGTCAAGACTATAGCGCTAAGCAAAAATTATTTGCATTAAGAGCTGAAGAAAAATTATTAGCTAAACAAATAGCTACTCAAAAAATAGGCAAAGAAGAAGGTTTAAGACGTGCTTCAATTTTAGCAGGTGCAATAGACCAAATAAGCGGTTTACAAGGCATTAAGAATCAAAAAGAAGGTATTAGTACTTTAGGTGAAGAAAGTGGTTTGGATAAAGGTGCTAAATCAACTTCTAAATCATTAGGAACTGGTACAGAAGTTACGGGACAAAGACCGCAAAGTTTAACGATTAATATTACAAAATTAGTAGAAAGTTTAAACGTACAAACTACTAATTTAACAGAAGGAACTGCAAAGATTAAAGAAATGGTTAGCAAGGCTTTATTAGAAGCTGTTAACGATGCTAATTTAACAGCAATGGCATAATGGCAAGTAAACAATATATATTACCAAAATTACCTAATCCAAAAGGACAAGCTGAACTTATTTTAAAAGGTGCAGGATTAGCATTTATTAAACCTAAATTTTATAGAGTTAATGAATCTGAAATAGCAAAAGAGCAGGGAGATGCAACTACTGGATTAAGTATAAATGATATAACTAAATCAAAATTTGGATTACCAATGTTTGATACATTTAGTTTTAGTTGTACTGTAGCTAATCAAATAATATACAAACCTAGTAAAGAGTTTGGAACTGGAGATGTTAAATTAGATGATCCTTTTGTTTTTGAAACTGCACTAATTACAGTTAATCAAACTAAGAATATAGTAAAAACTGCTATTTCAGGACAAAATGGAACTGTAAAAGAGTTTATGAGTGAAGGAGATTTTGTGATTAATTTAAAAGGTGTTATTGTTGGTGATACTGCAAATCAAAGACCTGACATAAATCAATTAAATAGTTTAGTAGCTTATTTAAAAGCGCCAGTATCTTTACCGGTATCATGTAACTTTTTAAATGAGTGGTTAATTAGTAGTGTGGCAGTTGAATCTTATACAGTTGGGCAGCGTGAAGGTGCAAGAAATATTATTGATGTTGAAATTAATATGCTATCAGATAGCACAATAGAATTAAGTTCTACTAATACTAAAAAGGATATATTTACTCAAAGAAGTATGTTTTAATGTTACAATGCCAATGCTCCATATCAATTACAAGTGAAGGTACTAGTAGAAATATTACCTTTGATTTCGTACATTCTATTGAGATTGAAAGTAGTTATGAAGATTTAACAGATACTTGTAAAATAGTAATACCTAGAAAATTAACATTTGATGGTTTACCTTTGTTTAATGGTGAAAATCCAATATTTAGACGTGGAGATAAGATTGAAGTTAGTTTAGGTTATGTGCCAAATATTACAAAAGTATTTAGCGGATATATTAAAACGGTAGGCTCAAACGTTCCTACTGTTTTGGACTGCGAAGATGATATGTATTTACTTAAACAATGGACTGTAAACTATCCTAGCAAAAAGGCTTTAGATGAAGTTAATAGTAAATTAAAAGTGCATCCAAAAACAATACCGTTAAAAGTTAAATTAGATGAATTACTAGACTTTTGTTTAACTCCAAAAGGAATTGAATATGAGATTGTAGATAATATTGATTTGGGTAGTTTTAGAGCTATTAATGCTACTCCTGCCATGATATTAGATAAACTTAAATCTGAATACGGTTTATACTCTTATTTTAGAGATGGCATTTTACACGTTGGTTTTGCTAATGATGCAAGTGTAACTAGTGAAGCTGAATTTAAAATGGAAGAGGTTATAATTAATAGCGATACTTTAGAATGGCAAAGAGAAGAAGATGTACGTTTAAAATGTGTTGCAATTTCAATGTTTCCCGATAATACTAAATCAGATCCTATTGAGTTTGGAGATGCAGATGGCAATCAAATTACAATCCATAAGTATAATATGGATGCTAAAAGTTTAGAATTTGCTGCTAAAGAATGGATTAAAGAAAATAAATATACAGGTTACAGAGGGGATGTTGAAACATTTGGAGAACCTATTATGAAGCATGGAGATAGGGCAAAAATAACAAGTGAAAAATTACCTGAGAGAGATGGTACTTACTTAATCAAAAAAGTAAAACGTGTTTACGGGGTCGATAATGGAAACCATCAAATATTTACATTAGGAGCAAAGGTAGGATGAGTAAAGAATTAAGAGATAGTTTAAGAAAACTAACAACACCAAACAGTAATGCTTATTCTAAAGTATGTACAGTTGATAGTGTCGACTTAGTTAATTTAACTTGCTATTGCATACCTATTAATGATGATGCTGATATAACAGAGGTTCGTTTAATGGCTAATATTGATAATGGTTTTCTATTGATCCCCGAAGTTAATAGTATTGTTGTAGTTAGTTTTCTAAGTGATAGTAGTGCTTATGTATCATTAGTAAGTAAGGTTAGTGAAATTCAATTAAATGGCACTAATTACGATGGTTTAGTGAGAGTTCAAGAATTAACAGATAAGTTAAATAATTTAGAAAATAAACTAAATGATTTGATAACAGCGTGTTCTAGTCAAGTGGTTACATTAGCTCCAAGTGGTACTTTCCCATTAGATAGTTTCTTTACAAGTGTAACGCCATTAATACCAACACAACAAATAGAAATAGAAAACCAAAAAGTTAAACAAGGAGATGGCAGTTAAAGATATAACATTAGACGATGATTTTGATTTAGTAATTGAAAATGGAGATTTTAAATTATCAGAATCAGACATGCAACACATTCAATTAATCTGTATTACAGATGTAGGTCATTGGAAACAGTCACCTTTATTAGGCGTTGGAATCATGAAGTATATTGCATCAAGTGGTCAACAAGATGCTTTAAAACGTGCTATTAATATACAATTAGCAAGTGATGGGTATAAAGTAAACCAAATACTTGTTAAAGGTACTAATGAAGATTTTGAATATTCAATAGATGCAGAAAGAAATTAAAGTAATAAACGGTCAAACTATATTTGATTTAGCGTTATATTGTTATAATGACGCTAGTTTGGTGTATGACTTAATAGCTGAAAATCCAACTATTACAGATATTAATATGGATTTAACTGGATTAACTTTAGTTTACACGCCTAAACAAGTGGTAAAATATGAAGCTAAACAAAACGCTAAAAAATTAAATAAATTAGTAACAATAAAAAGTGAACAAAGTCTATTTGATTTATCTTTACAACATTACGGAGATGTATCATTTGTTTACCAATTAATAAAAGAAAATACCTATTTAGATAGTATTTTATCAGAAAGTTATAGTAGCAATATTTTAACATTAAATGCTGAAAAAAACTATGTAAATAATTATTATGCTAAAGCTGGTATTGAAATTGGTACAAAACCTAAAGTAATTGTAATAGATGGCGTTAGCGTTAATTATTTGTTACAAGAAAACGGAGGTTATTTGTTACAAGAAAACGGAGATAAAATTATTTTATAATGGCAGATAAAAAAATATCAGAATTAACAAGCAGCGGTGCAATAGGAGGAACTGAAGAACTACCAATAGTTCAAAGTGGCTCAACTGTTAAAACTACTATAAATGCTATTAAAACTTTTTTACAAAACGCATTTATTCCTTACACAGGCGCAACTCAAGATACTGATTTAGGAAATTATAGTTTAAACGCAAAAAGTTTACACGTTAAAGGAACAGCTGGGTCTGGTCATTTAGGATTAAAACATCAAAGTTCTAATATTACTGCAAGTGCTTCCGAAAGTTCTATTGGAGCTAATAGTTTAGGTAATCCAATTTGGAAAAACGATGGAAATCCTATTGAAAATATTTTACTTCAAAGTAATATTACCCAAACAATAACAAATGGAGTTACCGACAAAGCGCCTAGTGAGGATGCAGTATTTGATGCTCTTGCATCTTTAAGCATAGCTAGTTTAACACGTCAAGAATTTACTTATACAACTGGAGCGCAAACATTCACATTATCTCAAACAGCTAGTGCATGTTATGCAGTATTTGTAATGGGGCAAGAATTAAATCAAAGCCAATATACAGTTGTAGGAACTACACTAACTATATTAGATACATTAGATACTAATGATAAAGTAAATATTATTTATTCTAATACTTCATTAGGAATTAATCCAGCTTACACAAAATTAGAGGTAGATGCTTTACTTGCTCAAGTAGATGCAAACGCTTTATTATATGCAATGTCTTTTTAAAAATTAAAAAATGGTACAAAATATAACA